TGTGCTTCAATCTCCCAAGGGTGATCATAGTAGTTTATTTTTTCCCACGCAAAAGGTTTACCTTTCCACTTACACAAATGAACATTGCCCGAAAAGTCTTTCAATTCACCTCGAGCATACTGCTTTACATGCACCATTTCGTGTGCCACGGTTGAAAGCATATCCTGTAAAGATTGCGAAGAGTTAACACGCACTGTAAATTCACGAGGTCGATTACACGATTCGTCTTCCCATATACAATCACCTGATAAGCCATCCTTTTCATCAAGCTTATTAATTAAACTTATATTGACAAAAAGTCTATTTTCTAAACGTGGCATAAGACGCATACCTACCCAATGAGCGATGTCTGCAGCCAACTCTCTTTTCTTTGATCCTGAGCCTGTGACCGTAATAAACATTAGATCTTAAAGGCGCTAAAATCGTTATTTGCTGGTGCAGCTGGGGTAGTTATTTCATCACTCGATAAAGTTTGAGCAGAATCTTCTACATCGTATAAGCGCATTTTAGCACGATCAATGCCAACAACAAACCGTTTATCTTGTGTAGGATCATTGTAACGATTCTTAAGTTGCTTTACCATTAATTGATTCATACCTTCAAGTTGTTCTGTTGAAATAAGCGCAAGCATTAAGTCAGCAGTTGCTGGTAAACCAAATGATTCTGAAGTATCAGTAAGTTCTACATCAGTATTACCGAATCCAGTACGTGTAACTTGAGTCGCTGACCAAATAGGTACGTTGTGTTCAACTGCAAGACCACGCAATTCTTCAGCAATAGCTTTAATGAGGGAGTAAGTATTCACTGATCCTCCTAGACCTTTCATACGAGAACTACCACAGATATTTAAATAATCAATATAGATTACATCTGGCTTAAAGTTTTTCTTGAGTTTAAGCTCATCTAATAGCGCTCTAAAATGACCTGAGTGGGCTGATGCAGTTGGGTATTCTTTAACGATAAGTTTGCCTCTAGTTTTTTCTTTGAGTTTATCGACTTTCTTATCAAAAAGTTGCTTAGGTAAGCTCTCAAGTTGATCAATCGGCACGTCAAATAGGTTTGCATCGATTCGTTCAGCAATCCTTTCTTCTGCCATTTCCATGGTGATATAAAGCACGTTGTGTCCTGCGGAGAGATTGGCAGAAGCAAAATGACACATTGCCAAGCTTTTTCCCACACCTGTACCCGCAAGGATGATATTGAGTGTCTTGTTTGAAACACCGCCTTTGGTAATTGTGTTAAGCATAGAAAGATCAAAAGGGATCTTGTCTTCCTGTAGATGATAAAAATCATATCGTTTGTCTGAGTTTTCAAAATAATCGTGGCCAACATTAGTATCAAAAGACACGCTTAGTGCCTTAGATAAAATACCAGGGATAGCACCATCGGTAAGTTCCTCTTCCTTACCATCTATGATGCCAATTGATTTTATGATTGCAAGATATACTGCTCTTTGCTTACACCATTCCTCGGTTGAGTTCAGTAGCCATTCTCGTTCCACTTCTTCATCATTTTTCAAGTCAAGTATGAGATTATGAATATCATTACGATTGCTTTTATTTATATAATCAGACTTTTGGAACTCAACATCTAGCGCTGAAGAGTTTGGAAGTTTGTTATATTTTTGTAAAAAGGCGAGTATAAGCTCATATACTGGCTTATGCTCGTCTTCAAAATATTCTGCCTTCACATGAGGTAAAGCTTTACGGCAATATTCTTCGTCGTTAACTAGTGTTTTAAGTATTATCTTTTGCAGATTTGTCATTGTTCTTGTATAATTTTTACTAATACATCTCCTATGTAATTTCTGAATTTACCATTATCTTTGAATCCTTCAGGAGATTCTCGAATTTGGTAATCAAATGTTAGTTGACATTCATCTTTTTCGGTGTTTTCTTTTACGTTCACTTTACCATAACAGTAAATGACACCTTTATAATCACCTTTGAGGACCTTGACACCGTATAGATCTGTGCCAGAACTTTCAACTAAAGTGACGTCGTCGTCAATAATAATACTCATTCTAAGTCCCTTCTTCAGAAGAAAGAATTGACTTATAGGCTATCTTATAGCGCTTTTCGATGTACTGCGCAAGGTCAGTTTTTTCAAAAATAACAGCCCAGAATTCTTTCTTAAGTGTATCTTTCATACGAACATTACCAGAGAGTTCTTCACCTGTAGCAGGGTTTCTAGCCATGTACCACCCATTCTTAGGTTTGACTACATGTCCTGATTCTATAGCTACTTCTGTGAGGCCTGACCATTTTTCAATACCACCTTCCCATGTAACACTGATTGGAATCTTTGATTTTTCTTTAACAAAGCGAGACTTTTCAACGTTAATAACGAATGAATAGCCTGACACGTCAGTGCCAGTTTTTTCTTGACGGCGGCCAATAATCCATACGTTGTCGGCTGAATACATTACACCAGTTCCGCCACTCACAATTGCTTTAGGGAACAAACTTTGTTCCATATAAGTGTGATTAATTGCTAACAGAGGAATATCTTTGATTGTAAGAGAAGGTGTAATCATGCGGAATAGACCCTTTAGAGCTTTTGCTCGAGTCATATCTGCAACAGACTTCATATTCTCGGCATCATCTACTTCCTTCTTTGAAGCAATATTACCTACTGAGTCGATTACGACAATTACCTTATCTTTACGATCGATTTCGTTTAATTGGTGAACAAGATCAAACTTAAGTTCTTCGATATTGGTAACAGGCGTATGAAGTACACGCGACGTATCTACATCGAATGCTTCAAAATAAGACTGTGGTGAACCAAATTCTGAATCATAGAATAGTAACACAGCGTCCTTATGTTTCTTTAAATAAGCTGCTGCCATAAGCAGCGCAAAGGAAGTTTTAAAGTGTTTAGATGGACCAGCTAGGACAGTAAGACCTGATGCTAATCCTCCATCGATGGATCCTGAAAGTGCAACATTTACCATAGGCACCGGTGTAGCAGTGAGCTCTTTTTCGCTAAACAATTTAGAGTCTGATAGCACGTCTGTGCCAGTTGTACGTGAAGATTTTTTTAGTTTTTCTAATAATGACATATATTTTTTAGTTTGTTAAGTAGATATTATACTATAAGATTGGTCCATTTGTACACCTTAAATAAACGATTCTATAGTTTGAGGGGCTTCTTCGTAGTCAAACGTGGTAGTCTTATTGTCAAAAACCGCAAAGTCGGCTTCTCTAGTGTCTAATTTACCATCTAACCAATTATGAATGCTGTGGGCCATATCTTCTGCTGTTGTGACAGGCACGTTCTGACAAATCATATTAAGATTTTTTTTGCCGCCTTGAAGTTGAAAGTCTCTAGGCATTTTCATAATGGCTAAACATTCTCGAATAGTGAGATATCTATCTTCGTATGGATGAGTAAGACAATTCGGCATGTGCCCTACAAATGCACCAATAAAATCCTTTGGAATTTCTGTAGTTTTTCTCATGATGTTACCACCAGATTCAAGCTTTTTATGAATTTCTAAACAGCGAGCAGCTTGTTTATCGTATCCGTTCTTAGTCATCCATACAGAAACTTCATTATATGTGATACCTTTATTTTCTAAATAGTCAAGTGGATTAATTGTTTTTTCAATTTTTTCTTGAAATTCTTTATGTGTGATGCCGCCTTCTATTTCTTCTAAGACATACCTATAGAAAGGATTTTCTGAAGGAATGTTTTCGTTTGTCAACTTATTCATCGGGTCTTCATCTGACACAAACGCATTAACAATCGTATCTTCGATTTTCTCGTACGGACGATGGAAGAATTGCATATGAGGAATACGATTACCTTGCCAAAAGAAATAGAATGCTCTATCGCGGGTTTGACTTAGTCCGTGCAATTTAGATTTTGTCTTATATAACGACATGGTATAGCCGTTTTCTTTAGCAATCTTTCTTAGCTTTTCAACAATAGGTGCACCCATTTTAGATGCAAGCCTTGGAGCGTTTTCTCCCCAAAGGACTTTAGGCTTTACGGTTCCTAAAACATATTTTGCTGATTCAACCATCCAATCATTTGCTTTGTTGTCTGTAGATGATGATGGACTTAGCGAAGATAGACCGGCGCATGGACACACCGCATTCACAACATCAACAGATGATATGTGGTTCTGAATCTTATTGCTGTCATCTTCGTCTAAAGCATAATAAGGAACACTGTTATTATAGTAATTTAGCAACTGAGAATCATTTGCCGCAAAGGCACTATATGACAATATGTATTCTGGTCTTTTTCCGAATACGTTTTCCATTGCAATTGTTTCACCACCAATAAGTGGCACGATTGACGCGTATGTATGTTTACTCATGTGTTTTAAAAAAATGCTGCAAGATCTACAGGACGGTTGATTGTTTTATCTGCTTCTTTTGTTTTATTGTAAAAATCATTAAACGAAGAATCAGGCGAGTTGTGTGAGTGATAATACTCGTATGCTTTATGTCTCCATTCATCTCTCATTACATTATCATTTCGTAGTTGATTGATTAGATCCATATTTTCAGAATGATCTGAGCCTACTTCACCGAGCCAAATTGTACCATTGTCTTTATCAGATGTCATCGCATTACCTGTTTGCAGATGATAGCAATGATCACCATAACTTTTTCTAAAGATAGGAATACAACCTGCAGCAACAATTTCTAAGTGAGTAAACTCAATAAAGTTTTGAATGTATTCAGGCTGAAGATACGTTAACTGAAAACCAAATCCGCATTTAGACAATCTTTCAAGCATGTCAGTATACTTATATGCTGAAAAGACGTATGGCTTAGAGTTATGTTCTAGCTTAGCGTCGAAGTCTGCGTCTGGATGATTGAAATCAAACTTTTGACGAATATCAACAAACTGGATAGATCGTTCCATTCCTTCTAAGGTAAGCAGCAATTCTTGATTCTTTGCGTTCTTTTCATACAAATCAAAGAGAACGTCAAATCCTTTCCAATATGCACTACGACCAATCCATTTTAAATGATTTGCGTCTTGCTCTTCAATGGGTTTCCAATATTCATTTTTAATTGTTGAAATGTCAATTCCATTACAAAAGTTGTATAGTGCTGCGGTAGCGCCAAGTGCTCTACAGTATTCCATAAAAGGACTTTTTGTCGAATAAGAAAATATAATATCTGCACGCTTAATCGTTTCATTAAGCACTGCGTTCCTTTTAATAGACATCATCTTATGATCGTGTTGAATCATGACAACTTTACCTTTAATAGTATCAATAAGCTTAGTAAAGTTTTCAATACAATCATCAGGGTGGCCCTTTGATGGTAATGAACCAATGATAACCATGTCAGCGTCTTCTGCGTCTTTAAGAATGTTATCAACACCAAAGGCTACATCACCTCTTGCAGGTTTATTACCAAACTTTTGTTGAATAACGTTTTCATCTAAGTCGTGAGACTTTGCTCTTGTCCAACGCTTATCTTTTGTTGCATAGATTTTATAATCCCAACCTTGAGATATTGCCCAATCTTTCATTTCTAAAGTAAATCGAGTCACGCCGCAGCCTTCAATACCTCGTCCTAGTATGTGTATAATTTTCATAATTTTAATTTCCTATTGTCATTAGCCAGCACACTGCTACAGTAAGTGCTACAAATAATGCTATTGTCATATCTATTGGTATCATAGTTCGTCGTCCTCGTGGGTGTAAACTTCTTCGTTGACTGACATGCTACTAAGGTTTTCCCATAGTGTTCTTTCAAAAATCAGTTCACCATTTTCTTCACCAAGATCGATAATCCAATCAGGTGCATGGAGGGTACAATCATTTTCAAGCATGTAGTGTATATGTCCTTCGTTTGAATCTTCTTCAAGGCGAACAGTTAGAGGTTTACCTCCAACGTCTAAGTCGTAATC